GTTCCCATTCTCCTCTTGAATCTTTGTCACTTTGATAATTATCTAAAACTATTGCAGCAATATCTTCTAAATCATCTTCTTCCATTAAATCAGCTAAGTTAGTGTAAAAATCTCCACTAATACTTGCCAACACTTTTCCACTGTCTTCGTTTAAAGCAACTTCAACTTCACCTGTAATTGGATCGACATCCACTGCCATATCTTCTTCTTGTTCTTCATCTACTTTAACATCAATACCAAGACCCTCTGAAGCCTCTGTTATTTTTTCTCTTGTTTTTTCTAAGGGTGTTGTGATGTCATTTGGGTTTTTTTCAATAGCCATTATATTGTCCTTTGTGTGTTATAATTATATGTATTCTTTTCAACCATTCCCCCTGCTTCAAATTTATAGTCAGTTGGTTTTATTTTTTTTATACCTTTAGCTAAAACAAGTGGACCTATTTGTAAAATTTCTGAAGCTGAAACTACAGGTTCACCTGTTACTTTATTATAAAAGTAACTATGTCTAAAAGGATTCATACCCACTTGAATATATTCAGACTTAGGATTATTTAATTCTTTTTGAACTTTGTTATATACATTTTCAACAGGAACATCTTCATAGTCCCCATAAATTCTAGCTATGGTTGATTTAGGAGTTTTACCTCTTGCTATATTTAATGCTCCTTTTTCAGAAGATATAAAGTTAACATTTTTTAAAACTGCACTTTGACCATATCCTATTGCCTTACCTCCTTGTTTTGTTCCATCATGTAAAGAAACTATCCAAGTATCATAATTATCATAAGCAGGTATATCTAATCTTGATGCAACTCTTTTACCTTGAAGAGAAGAACTATCTAAATTTTCACCAACTATACCTGTTTCAACTTTATTTTTATTTAGAGTAGCTTTAATTCTTTTTAATGAAGGAACTTCAGGCATTTCAGTTATTTTAGTAATTGGTTGATATTTAGTTACAACTCTATCATAATCTTCTTTTGTTAATTTTCCTTCATATAATTTTTCTGCTGCTTCTTGAACTTCAGGAACTCTTTTTTGCCTTTGACTTACTTTATATTTTTCTCTTAAATCTTCTAGGTCTAATTCGTCATCAGAAATATCTTTAATGCTTTTTAAACCACTTTTTGATACCTCATCACTTTTAGTTAATGCTTTAACACCTTTAGCTAAACCACGAGCTAGTCTTGCTCCATACCCTAAAGCAGGTATAGCTCCTATTCCTGCTAATGCTGCTAAACCTAAATTACCTTTATCATATTCATCTTTAGCTTCTCTTACTGCTATAGCCTCACCTATACCTGGTGTCATGCTTAAAGCAAGTTGAGCAGATAATGGAGAGTCTTTATATTTTTGATAACTTTCTTCTAAAATATTTAAATTGCTAGTTTCTTTTTTTTCCATAATTATTTAGATACCTTCCAATAGGTTGCCTTATTTTTTTTATAAGTATTATCTTCACTACTATAATACGGATCATGGGGATGTTGCAAATGCCAAGAATCTTTCATATAATGAACAGCCATTACCATTGAATCAACTTGATCATCATGTGCTCCATTTGGAAACGTTATAGCCTCGTTAAATAATGTTTGTGCCCACGGCTTCTTAGGTAAAAAAATTCTGCCTGCCTCTAATAAAGGAGAAGCTGCATAGGCTCTACTTACTTTATCACGATCAGGTGTATATTCCAAGATAGGAAGCCCTGCTCTTCGTAAATCTTGTATTAAACTTTGTCCACTAGCTTTCTTTTCTATAATAATTAAATCTGGATTATGTTGTTCAAAAGCATCTTGAGCATTACTTCTTAACTCTGGATATTCAAATCGACCTCGTAAATTACCAAGTAAAATTAAATTACCAACATTGTGTTCTATTCCCTCACTATCGGTTTCTACTGTATTAAAAATACCCCATGTTTGAATAACACTAAAATCTGCTGTATTTCTTGTTGAAAAAGCTGTATCCATTGTTTGGATTACAAAATCACAATTAGGAGGTTCAGTTTCATCCCACATATTAAACCAAGCTTTTTTTAAAATACCACCCTCTTCAGGTACAGGGTTTTGCATGTACAAAGATTCCCAATATTTTGAACCATTATGTCTTCGTATTTCTGATTCATCTTGTTTTAAAATTTTATCAGGCTTCCATTCAGGAAAATAAGAACCACCTATTGGTAAATTTAATAGTTTAGAAGAAGACTCATCAACCCAAGCTGGTATTTTTATAACTTCCCAAGAATGTGTATCTGCAAAATCTGGATCTCCTTCAGAAGATAATAGCCATCCACATAAATCATCTTCATGGTAACGAGTATTAATAATAACAATAGAACCGTTTGGCATTAATCGTGTTCTTAAACCAGCTGGGTACCATTCTTTAATATATCGACGACCTGCCTCACTAAAAGCATCTTCCTCTGACATAACGTCATCTAATAAAGCTACATGAGCACCACGACCTGCAATCTGGGTACGAACACCTGCTGCTACATACACACCGTTTTTGTTTGTTTGCCATTTACCTGCTGCCCTAACATCAGAACGTAGTTTAACATCAAAAATATCTTGATACGTTTGATCACTGACTAAATCTCTTACACCACGACCAAAATCACTAGCAAGTTGATCACTATGTGATACAGATAGAATTTCATGTTGAGGATGTCTTCCTAAATACCATGCAGGAAATAGTTTTGAACACACCACAGACTTAGAAGAACGAGGTGGTAGAAAAACCATTAATCTTTTTACTTTTCCTTCTTCAATTTCTTGTAATTTTTGAGAGATAACCTCAATATGCCTACCCATTTTAAAATCAGCTACTAATTTAGGAGCAAAGCCCTTAACAAAACTTAAAAAGTTCTGTCTAACATTTTCGTAAGCATGAAATCGAAGAGAATTTAATTGGTCGTCGTTGAGGTCCAACTCCATTTTTTATTTTTTAGCTCGGTTTTTAGATCGTTTAATAACTCTTATGTTTTTCTTTGAATTATTTCTAGGATTTCCATCTTTATGATCAATATCTTTTTTATCACCCTTCTTAACCACCCCTTTTTTAGAAAGTTTTCTTCTCATTTTGTTACGATGAGCCCTATCTTTCTTAGATTTAGTAGAAGATTGGAATTTATCGTATTCTTTTCGATAATTTCTAGCCATTGTCTTCCTTTTTTTCTTTTTTGGTAGTTTTACTACCTCCATCAATTAATTTAAACCCTGCAATATCTGCTAGTTTTTGTATATCTTTTCGTTTATCTCCTGATTCAAACCCTGTTGTCTTAACTGTCTGTTCAATTTTAGAAACATCAACAAACATGCCTAGATGTTTAGCTATATTTTCCATAGAACGATTTGCATTTGTAAAATCAGAATCTTTAAGAGACTCTGTGTAGACTTCTGAAAGTCTATCAAGAACTCTCTCCTTAGTCCATGCTATTTTTTTTAAAGCCTCTTGTTGATACTCTTCTATTCTAGCTTGTATCTTTTCATTTTTTAATAATTGTCTAGCACGTACTTTTGTTTTAGCTAAGTTGATATCTTCTTTAAAGCCAGCTTTTATATAAGCATCTAACTCATTACCCGTACCAGCATACTCCATGCAAAATTTTTCTTGCATAGGTGTCATACCTCTAGGAAGAGTAGATTGTTTTTCGTTGTTAATGTCTTGTGAAGGTTTTTCTAACATTTGTTTATTATATTCCTCTCTATTGACTCTATACAACCTTTTTAATCTTCTTCTTTCTAATTCTTTTTTTATTTCACCAGGTTTTCCTACGGTTGTGTGTTTTGAATCTTTTGTTAATATTTTAAATTCTTCAATTAACTGTGGCTCAGTCATCTTACCATAAATAATATGAGGTCTAGGCAGTTGTGGTTTTTTTGACATATAAACTCCGTTAAATAAAATGGAATGAGGGGAATAACCCCAACCCCCTCATTCCTAGTGTACCGGGATCACAGCCAAAGGAGACAATCAAAAGGCTTTAATCTTTAGTTACTTAAGTCTAAAGCAGATTCTACCAGTGGTTATAAATATATCTACATAATTGACATGATGCAAGTGTTTGTTTATTATTGAAAAATGGATGTAAATAAATTTTTATATACTCCTATGGCACTTCTTGACCATAGAGTTATGGAATACGATTTTTGTTTAGATAATATACAAAATAAAAATGGCTACTATTTAGAATTTGGTGTCTTTGAAGGTAAGTCGATAAACTATATGGCTCACCGTAAACCACAAATTACATTTCATGGTTTTGATAGTTTTGATGGATTACCTGAACAATGGTTCATGGGTCACAAAGTTATTGAGAAAGGTTTCTTTAGTTTAAAAGAATTACCGAATGTACGAAATAACGTAAATTTATATGAGGGGTGGTTTACTGAAACCATACCCGGATGGAAGAAAAACCATCGTGGTCATATTTCTTTTATTAATATTGATTGTGATTTGTATAGTTCTACAAAAACAATCTTTGATGAACTGAATGATCAAATTGTAGCCGGCACGTTAATACGGTTTGATGATTTGTTAACCTCACCGATTGCTCATTATCCTAATTGGCAAGAAGGTGAATGGAAAGCTTTAGTTGAATGGTGTAAAAAATATAACAGAATTGTTAAACCTTTAGCTCGTTCTTGGAAACAAGGATGCACCGTAATCGTGGAGAAATAAAATGGTAGAAAGAATTATGGATCCGAACAATATTCGTGGTGATCATTTAAACCGATATAACTTTGCCTGTAAAACCATAAAGAGTGCTTCGAATATTTTAGATATAGGATGTGGTATTGGGTATGGCTCTGTAGTCATGCACAATCTTTTAGATGCACAGATTGATTGTATCGACAAATCAGCAGAAGCCTATGAAGTTTTTCAAGAGGCCTACAACTTCACAGCTCCTTGCATTGACTACATCGTTTCCGATTTTACTAAGCTCGACAAGAACCGACTCAAGAAAAGTTACGATGCTGTTGTGTCGTTTGAGTTTATCGAACACATACCACCAAAGCTGGTTCCAAAAGTATTTGAGTTAGCTGCCGAGAAATCAAACACGTTCATCTGTAGTTCACCGAACGAATGGGTACGACCACACAAACAACCACCAGTTAATGAGTTTCACTTTAAACATTATGATCCCGATGAGTTCTCAGACTTTGCATGTGATGCTGGGTTTACAGATTTAGAGTACTTTTGTCAGACTCGTGGGGATTACGGCGAGGTCCGACCCGGACAAGATGGTAAGTTTATGATTGGTGTTTTTCGTAAGTAGATGGGTACCCTAGAAATAAAACAAAGGGGCCTATTTTGAAAAAGCTGATAATTTTACGTGTGGTGTAGATACTATACATCCCAGGCATAACGGCTGTTTTTTCCTCCCCCCCTCATTAAATACGAACCCCCCCTCCAATTTAGAATGATTCTAAGTTTCATTCTTATCTATCTAATTTAGAATGATTCTAAACTGAGCTTCTGCCGTCCCAGGATTGTACATTTTTTTTGTGTAGTTTAATTTATTGTACATTTTTAATATGTAGTATGAGCTAGAATGTACAGTTCATTAATGTAGATTAATAAAAATTAATTGTAAATAAATATTAAAATAGTTTGTTATCAATCATTTAATAAAAAGATCATATATATTTTGTTTTTCTTTTAGATGACAGTTGGTTCAATACTGTATTTAAAAACCTTAATAAAACCTATTTAATAATATTTTCAAATATTTAAATTAAAAATAATATATTAACTCTTGAACTAAAGATTAAATGATTATAAAATAAAATAGTTAGTAATATTAAAAAAAAAAGGAGTTAATCAATTATGGAATTTAAAAACAAAAAAGAACTAAAAAAAGAACTAAATGAAATTATAGAATTAGCTTGTTCATTAGATGAAAAAATCGGTGATATGGTTTCAATAATTTGTGATGAAATAGATCATGATACAATTCA